AGGTTCGATAGACGTGCCGCTCTGCCTCTCGTGCCAGATGGGCGCCCCAGCCGCTGCGGAGGCTGCAGGATCGAAAACGAAGGTCCGGTTGAGGCTCGGCAGGGTCAGGACGTAGAAGTGATGTCCAGCCTGGAAATACGTCATCCCGTAGGCGTCCGACACGGTGCCGACGCGAAGCACTTCCTCGATGGCGTGTGTCGAGATACGCGCGGGCTGGTAGCCTTCGGCGCGGTACACAATCCGATCATCGCCCAGCCAGAATACGGAGTTGTCCATCTTGGCGGGGCTGCGACGGGCCGCGCATCCACGCTCCAGCAAGGCGCCCGGCACGCGCTCGAAGGGAAAAGGCGACGCGCCGGTATTGGCCCACACCTCGACGGTTTGCGTGCCGAACAGCCACACCTCGCGATGATCGACCAGCACGCGGAGCAGGCCGTCCGGGCTCGACTCGGCACTGGCAAGGTCCAGCGCATCCCACGAGGCGAAGTCCAACAAGCCGGAAATCTGGAACTGCCCGGAGTCGTCGTTGACGGTGCCGACCGCATAGCCGTCGATGTAGGCGATGCTGGACAGGCCCGCGCTGGGATAGCCCGCCGCCGTGACCTTGGTGACGGTCGTTCCCACAATCACGAACAAGTCAGGAACCACCAACAAGCCAATTTGGCCGCCGTTGTTGATTAGCGTCGCCTCGCCCGTGGGCGGGATTAAATCGCCGCTGCAGGCCGTCGTGGTGCCGTCCGATTCCACGCGATAGAGGATCGTGCCGCTGAGAATGTAGGCTATGCTCTGAGCTTCTAGGCCCGCGCGGATCGTGTCGCCGCCGATGGTGCGCCATGCCTTCTGGCCGGGCGTGCCGTACAGCACGACCTTGGTCCGGCTTCCCTCTGCGGTGGACGCCGCGTACAGGTTCACGACGCGAGCCGCGTTGACCGGGCGGGAACGCTGCTGGGCAAAACCTAGGGCGAGAGGGCCGCGCATCAGCGTTGCCCTAATTTACCAGCAGACTTTTTATTTCTGCGCGAAAAGTCTGCATGAAATACTAAGTCTGCGACAATTCTCTGCATGAATTATCCTTGCGAGAACGAGAAGCGACCAAACCGGCGAGGCCGCAGCGCAAGCTCGGGAGCCGACGTAATTGGCACGTAGTAGTAGGCTTGCAGGGCCGTCATGGCGCGCTGGATTGCCAACTGGTCATCCGGGCTCAGGGCTACGCCGTAGGTCCCGGCAAGCTCGCGCTGCAGCATCAGGCCGACATTGCGCAACTGCCCATCCGGCACGTTTACGACGGTATCGAGCGAGGCGAGATCGGTGTGCGCGTAGCGGATGCCCTCGCTTTCAAAGCCCGCCAGAAGGTCGTTCAACTTGCGCAGTCCGTAATTGCCCTGCGTGTCGGTCATGGCCTCCTGGTCCGCCACAATACCCAAGTCCTGCATGGCGTAGGTAATCACGTCGCGTGCGGTTCGGCTGCTCATGATCCGCTCCTGATGCCCTGTCGGACGTGAAGGCGCCCCGTCACCACCACGAGGCCGGATGACGTGACCGCCTGGTGCAGGAAGTCGCCCTCAAGCTGGTATGTGTCGTCATAGGTCAGGGCGACCGTGAACGAGCCCGCCGCAGCCGAGACAATGGTGGTGGTCTTGGTCAGCGTCGGCGTCTCGCGCGCCGGGTCCCACGGCGGTTGTCCAACGCGCCACTGTACCGTGAGGCCGGACAGGCTCTGCACCGCGTTGTCGGGGTCGCGGGCGTACATGGGAAGCGTGCGCGTCTCGCCCGCCACGATGTCAAAGTTTTGGACGTTAGGCATGGGCTCGCACCACCTTCAGGCCGCGCATGTTGAGCGCCATCAGAAGCTCAACGGCGGTTGGCTCGTACAGGGGCCGCGTCGGCGCAAGGACCGCGTGCAAGGCGTCTTTGATGGCGTTGAGGCGTTCTTCCGCCTCGGTCTTGTCGCGCATCGTGTCGGTCATGCGGCCTCCTTGCGCGGCCTTCCGGGGCGGCGCTTCTCGGCAAGGTCGGCCATCGTCTCCGCGCCCATTTCCCGCGCGACGGTCACGAAGTCCGGCGTGTCGCTCCAGCCGTCCGGCACATCATCGGCGCACATGAACACCCGGCTCTCGCCGTTCGGCCCGTAGCGATAGGACGGCCAAGCCTGATGGACGTAAACGGCAGCCGGTCCAGGTGCCTTGATGGCCTCGCGGCGCCGCACCGTGTCCATTGCGTTGTATATCGCGGCCACAATCGCCTGCGGGCTCATGCGCGCCCGGTTGATGCGCTCATACGTGGCGATGCCCGCCTCTGTCATGGCGTTGCTAACTGTCATGCGGCGATCCTCATGTAATGGCGAGCGGCCCTGTACGCGCTTAGGTACACGGCATCCGGCTCACGCTCTGGCAAAGCCTTTGCAATTTCGATGGCTCCCGGCCGGCCCAGCTTGTCGCGCGCTTCCCAACTATCGAGGATGGCGCGGAGGCGGCCCAAAGGCAGGGTAATTCCAAGGTCGCGGCGGATTTGCTCGGCAAGCAGGACACGTTCGCCGCGCGTCGCGACGTAGAAGTCCCACCAGAAGCCCATGTCGCGCAGGCGCGGGTTGAACCGGCCCGGCTTGCTGGCAATGGTGATCGGCAGAATGGGCAGATACTCGCCCGTCACGAAAGACCACGTCTCAGCGTAGGCCGTATCCGCAAACCAGAACGGGAAGCGGTCATCGATCATCTTGCCGCCGATGAGGTCGATCCATTCCCGCGAGCCGCCCAGCACCGTGGGCTGTCCGGGGTTGGCGGTATCGTGGAGCGCAAAGGCCAGAAGCTCGCGCGGGAACCGGCCTTCGGTCGCCAGCATGGCGAGGCACTCGTCCCAAAGTGGCGTAGCAATGAAACCGTCGTCGGCTAGGGCAATGACGAAATCGGCGTCCACAACCGGAATGCAGCGGTTCCACACCTCTGCCACGCCAGCGGGTCGCGGGCCGGCAATAATGCGAGTCCCCGGATAGCCCCGGAAATACTGGACCGTGGCCGCGTCGTCGGCGTCGCATGACACGGTGACGGACACGTCGTGATTGTTGCTCGCCAAGGCGCGCGCTGTCTCAACCACCGCCGCCGCACGGCGTGGGTTGCCTCGCGTGCCGATGATGAGGCCGATCTTCACGCGGCCTCCTTCAACTGCGAGCGCATCCAAAAGCCCCAATTGCCGACATAGACACGGCCATCGGAGGCGACGTGCCGGAAGTCCATTTCGGCAAAGGCCATGATGGGAATACCAGCCTCACGGACGAGACGGCAGAACTCCACGTCTTCGCCCCAGAACACATTCCCACGCACCGCCGTCTGGAAGTACGCGCCGACCTGCCCATCAGGGCTGGTGAACTCGGGCACCGTGAGCGCCTCGAAAACCGCGCGGTTGATCCGGAGGAAGCCGGTCGGCACGACGCCGCACTCTATTAGCCCGTCGCTATCGGCCCAAATCTGCTCATGGGCGACCATCACAGGCCATTCAGGCGGGACCACCTTCTTGGGGTAGATGCCCGCCACAACGGGCCGCGTAGCCTCGCACAAGCGCACAAGGCTCTCGGGATCGAAGCCAACGTCGGCGTCGATGAAGATGAAGTCCGTGGCCGTTCCCCGGAGGAAATTGCCCGTCAAAATGTTGCGCGCGAGGTCCACATAACAGCAGCCGCGAAGCACATCGACGGCCTCGACCTGGATGCCCTTGGCGTCAAGCGCGAGAATGCCAGCGGCAACCGACCGCTGGCTTTCATCGGTGAAGGCGTCATAAGCCGGCACGGCGATACGCACGCTCCGTGCCGGCTCAACGCGCATACTAATTTGAGCCTTTAATAAGGCCCAGCGAGACGAGCGCACTGCGAAGCTCGTTCGCCAGCGCGCCGACCTGCGTGGTCGTGGCGCCAGTGGTAACAGCCGCCTGCGTCGTGGACGACGGCTGAACAACCGTCGTCACGCCGTAGAAGCTGATCTTGTCGGTAGCGTCCTGCCCCATGGTCGTGCCATCGGTGCGGGCGTCGGTGAGGTCGCGAACTGCCATGATGATTCTCCTAGCTTAGATGTTTCCACACTTTGCCGCGTCGAATGTCGCTGACGTGGGAAGTGCTGACACTGTAACGCCGGGCCAGAACAACGCCGTCTTCGGCGCTGGCTCGGATTGCTTGAATAATCTCAGGCGAGAGACGGGCATTGCCGTGTTTCTCGCCGCGCGACAGGCCCCAACGATGGCGGCCCTTGCTGATCTTGTCGTCGCTGTTGATCTGGTAATCACCAAGGAAGAGATGAGCCGGGTTAACGCAAGCCGGGTTGTCGCATCGATGGCAGACAAACTGATCGGGAGAAATCACCCCGAACAACTCTCGCCAGACAATACGATGAACGAGACGCGGCGTGCCCTCGACATTGATCATGCCGTAGCCCGTTTGATTCTTTGCGCCCGTCCACACCCAGCACGTTTCGCCCTTCTCAACGCGCTTCATCAGCCTTTCCATAAGAGGCAAGCCATGAAATTGCGCTTGCCTCTCAGCGACTGGGTTCCCGTACTTGCGCAGCCTTGCGTAGTGCGCGGCGCACATCCCGGAGCCCATAACTTTCTTCTCGCATTCCTTGATGCAGCAAACGGCCACGGCCGATACCTCTCTGTTCCATTCGGACCAAGGAAGTATACTAGCCATGACCATTCACCTCAATAGAATGCAGGAAAATCAGGTGGTTCCGGACAGTCTCGTCGCCAAATCCGGATAGATTGCTTTAACTCCGTAAAGCACATCGAGCCTGATCTTGTCCTCATCCATTTCGCCGTCGTAGTACTTGATAACGCGCATGCTAAAACCGTTCTGGCTTTCGCGAGCCTTGAACACCGCACCGTCCGGCATTTCCAGATCGGCCATCACGAGGGCGAAGGCGTTCTTGTGGAACACCAGATTCTGCGCGTACTGCGCCGAGCCGGTGCCCACCATCGTGATCGCGGCGCCGTCGGCCGGGACGCTATCGACGGTCTGGTACGGGCCGCTGGTGATGATCGCCGGAGCAATCGTCAGCGTGCAATCCGTGCCGGTCGCGGTGATGTCGTTCTGAATGACGAACTGCTGCAGGACGCCCGTGCTCTGCTTTGATACCGGGTTGACCGCATAAACGTCAGCGATGGTGAACACGTCGCCGGCCTTGAAGGTCGTCGAAGCCGTCCAGTCATCGGTGATGAGCGTCTGCGTGTTCGTGTCCTTGCTCGCGGCATAGGTCACGTTCTGGTTCGCGCCGTTGATGAGGCCACCACCAGCCGCCGCGCCGTTGGTATGCGTGCGGATGTTCTGGTCCATCGCCGTCATGACGCCGCCGATCTCACCGAGATCGCCACGGCGATAGGCGCCGCGTGCAACGTCCTGCATGAACAGGCCAGTCTGCGAGCCGATGAGGCCCCAGGAGTCGGCTGGAGACAGGACAGCATAGCGGTTGTCCTGCGGCACCGCGCCTTCATCCAGACGCCGGGGCGCCTTGGCGAAGTCCGCGAACGAGTCGACCGGCGAGGCTGGCGTGCCGACCCAGTTCCACACGCGGTTATAGAGGCCGGTGAGGTCGTAATCGATCTGGTTCGCCAGAGCGATGGCGGCCGGCTTGATGTACCGCTCGTTGTACTCCTCGATGGACAGGGTGAGATCCTGCGTCGAGAAAGACCACGAAACGTGCTTGCGCTTGTCCATGCTGAGCGTGAACTTGCCTTCCGTCACGTCCTGATTGATGGCGACGGCGCCATCCTGAGCCGTGAACTTGACGGGACGGCGGACGCTGATCGAGTCTCCGACCTTCACAAATTCGCGGGAGTAGTCGCGATAGACCTTCTTGCCCATCACGAGATTGTTTTCCAACTGAGCCAGCCCCACCTTCGCGATGATGCTGGGAGTGATGATAGTATTTGCCATGATGACCTAACCTTGGGTTAGGCCCCTCGAACTCTCGCCAACGCTTCCGTCAGCGCCTCTGGTCCAACTCACGTACCCACTTGAGCACGTCGTTATGACCCATGCGCTCGATCGATTGCGGTGCTGCCGCGCCCCCGGACACTGTTGCCGGCGGCGGCGGGGCCGATGAAGTTTTCGGCTTGGGCTTCGACGCGAAACGCATCTCGACCTTTGCCAGTTCTCTGCCAACCGCGACTGCACCTAGGCGTGAAAGCCTGAAAGCCTCGTCCTCATTGTCCGCCAGATACTTGACCAGCGCCGCCTTGTGGTCGGCGTTGAGAAGGTAGTCCGCAACCGCCGGGGTCATCGGGAAGTCATCGGAGCGCACCATGTCCAGCGCGTCGTCAAACCCCTGAATCGCCTTGCCTTGAGCCTTTGCTTCGCGCTCAAAGACCTTGACGGCCTCGATCCTGGCCCTCTCCTGATCCGCGACACTGGCCTGCTTCTGGAGGTTGCCGAGCGTGGACTGAATCCGCTGCTCCGCTTTCCATTCGGCCTTTGCCGCGACGAAATCCTCGTATCTGGTAAACTGCTCTGAACGGGGCTCGTCGCTCTGCTCGGCTGCCGGCGCGGTCTGCTGCGTCTGGCCCAGGGCCTTGGACAGCATCTCGCGCAGTTGCTCTGCTTCGCGCTTTGCCTCATGCTTTTCGCGGGTTAGCTCTGAAATTCTCTTTTGGAAGCCGCCGCCCGGTTTCTTCGACTGGGGCGCGTCGCCCTCGGCGTCAGATGGCTGCTCTTCCGCGGCTTCTTCAGCCGGGGCGGTGGTCGCTTCCGCCGTATCCTCGACCGGAGCAGGCGCTTCCTGTGCAGGAACGGCGCCCGAAGTCTTTGCATCTTCCGCCACTATAGCGGCCAAGTCAATATCGCTCATGCGGCAATCCTTTTAGTGCGGGCTGCGTCTGTCATCCGGCGAAACGCTTTCATCTCGATTTGGCGAACGCGCTCTGGGCCTATCCCGTATTCATCGGCGGTTTCAGCCAGCGTATGAGCGCCGTTGCCGTTGAGGCCGTAGCGCATCTCAACGATTGAGCGCTCACGGGCTGGAAGGTTCGCTAGAAGCGTCGTCACCGTGTCGCGATCCAGTATCGACTGCTCGCCGTTGCTGATGGCGCCGAATTGCTCAACGGTCAGATCAAGCTCGCACTCGGTCTTGAGTGCCGCGATGCGCTGCAGATGCTCCGGCCAAATCTCTTCCGGGCTCCGGTGAAGGGCCGTCGCTATGGAGAGAGCAGCCTCCCGCCATTCGCCTTTGGTCGTGATTGGCCGTTTCTTGAAGTTTACCAACTCGCCAACGGTTGTTGGTTCAAGGCCGGCGGCGCGCGCAAGAGCGGCTGAATTCTCAATCCCGGCCGCTTTCATCGCCCGCAATATACGAGCGTTCTTAACTTTGATCTGAAGCCTGATATCCGGCTCACTCACGAATCACCTCGTAGTTAAGCGGGCGCAACGGCCTCGCCAATCTCGATCACCGGGGGAAGCCCGGCCGTGTCGTCGTCGATCTCCACAACCGGCGGCAGGCCATCAGACATGCCTTCAAGCATTGGACCGCTCGGCGGCATCCCGCCCATTTCCGGGCCACCTTCCATCGGAGGCGCCATGCCTTCAGGCGGCATCGGCGGCTGCTCTCCAGGCTCGCCCTGCTGCGTGAGCATCTGAAGCTGCGGCATGATCTGCTGAAGCTGCCCAAGCATCCCCTGCATCGAAAGCATCATCTGGCCGGTTTCAAGCCGGATCTGTTCCGTCTCCGCGATGATCTTGTCAGTCGCCGCCGCGTCCTTCATGGCCTTTGCCGCCTCGACGGGGTCCGGCTTCTGTTCGGCCTCGATCTTCTGGCCGTCCTTGTCGATGCCCATTGCCTCGCGGAGGCGACCGGCCAGCTTGTCGGCGCCCGGCAGGTCCATGTTCTCCACGATGATGTCGCCGCCGATGTCCGCGATCATGGGGAACGAGCGGACAAGCTCTGTCATGAAGGCCGTGGCCTCCTGGCGCTTCGTGGAGTAGCTCGGGCCGGTGGTGACGGTCACGTCGTACTCGCCCGCGCTGAGGTCGTTTAGGACGATCTCCATGCCGCTTTCGTCCATGTCTGGCTTGTTAATCTCGACCATCTTTGTCGAGCCGTCTTCGCCCAGCGTGCGGACGATGCGCGTCGAGTCGTAAATCTTGGGAATCAGATCGACTAAGATTTTGCCGCAATATTGCACGGCGATTGAAAGGTTATCGATGTACAGGTACGTTCCAACGTCGCCTTCCTGCTGGCGGGCCATGATGGCGCGGCCAGAGGTTTCGTTGCTGGGGGCGCCGAGCCCGGCTTTGTAGATGCCGGAGACGCCTTCAAGGTCGCTTACCGCAAGCTGAGACTGCACGTCTAGGCCCTGCGATGCGATAGGCGGTTCCGACCGCTTGGGCGGACCATTGGCGAGCGGGTCGCCCTTGTAGAACAGCGCGGCGTCGTTGCGGATGCCAGCCTGCGCCCACTGGTTCTCGTACCCGCTGGCCTGATTGGCCGTCATGATGTACGGCGCCTTAGGCTGCATCGCCACGGCCTCAACCGCCGCTGTCCGCGTGTAGTTGTAGACGCGCTGCGGGTCCCTCATGTCGTGGATCATGCCCTTGCGAGTGGCGCGGCCATCGGCCCAAATCTCTTCGCCGGTCACGACGCAGATGGGAATGTACCGCCCGGCCCAATCGGTCGGCCCCTGCAAGATGCCGCCGCCGCTCATCAGGCAGGACTTGACCTGCTGGACCACCACCTCGCGCTGCTGCGTTACCGGCGATTCGGGCGGCGTGTCGTCATCGTCGTAGGAGACGGCGCCGTCCTCGTGGAGGCGCAGCATCTTCTTGACCGGCTCGCGATACCAATACTCCGCGATCTTGACCGTATCGAGCGTGCGCCATGAAAACGCCTGATCCGCGACGTTGGTTGGCAGGCTCTCGGCAGGAACGTCTGGATATTGCTTCTGATACTGCTCCTTCGCCATGTCCTCAAAGACGAAGCCATAGCGCATATCGCTCTTGTCCGGCTCTTGCGCGAGCGGGTCGATCAGAATCTGGAACGGGTCATTGATTCGCTTGATGCGGATGTCCTGGTCGAAGCTGTCGTCGCCGCTGTACTGCGTGACGATGCGCCAGCCGCCAATGCCAGCCTGTGCCGCGTTTTCCGCCGCCTTCGTGTACGCCGCGCGGGCGACGCTCTGCTGCTCAATGTGCCGGATCAGGCCGTTGAAGATTTCTGCCGCCTCGACCGTCGCGCCGTCCTTGGCGGGTAGAACCTTCACGCTGGGCGGGTTCTGCCGCACCTCGCCGGTCAACTGCCGCACAAACCCAGGGCAGCGGTTCATGGTCAACGCTGGCCTGTTGGCGCTCTTGCGGTCGCTCAGGGCCTGCGAATCCCATTGCGCCTCGCCGCCGATATAGAAGCGTTGGCAGTCTCTACCCGACGAAACGTTGTCAAATTCCTGCTTCCACGCCTCGTCGGCATGGGCAAGGGCGCGAGACAGCAGGTCCGCCTTTGTGTCGCCTTGCGACGAGGGGCCGCCGCGTGTGGGAGTCGTGTCAGCCATTGGAGCAGCCTCGCGCAATTTTTGGAAACCCGCTCCCGTGAGCGTCGGACATAATGTTGCTCATGCTAAGCGGCCATCCAACCGCCCGTAACGCGGGGCAGTTTTGCCTGTGCTTTTGTTTCGACCTGCCAGCCCATCGCCAAATAGCGGAAAGCGTCGGCGGCATGGCTGGTCCAATCGTGCCGAGGCGCGGGCTTTAGAACCTTGCGCTCTTCGTCAAAGTCGGCCCGGTATTGCTTCAATGCCTCGATACCGTCCTTGCAGCGCACCGCGTCAAAGCGGACACGCGCGAGCGTCTCGCGAGCCGCCGCAATCCCGTCGTTGAGCCGGTGATCTGGCACCAGCACCGGGCGCAGGCCCAGCGCCTCCATCTGCTCTATGCGCGTGCGGCCTGAGCCCCATTCTTTGACCTTCGCGTCGTGTGGGACGTGGCAGACACCAAGGCGATAACTGCCCATTTCTGCCTTTTCCCGCACAATTTGACTGTAATGGTCGAGCCCAACGCCAGAGGCTTCGTAGAAGTCCACGACGTTGATCCCGCCCGCGAGAATTTGGAAAAACCATATCGCCGTGGCATCACGAACTCCCAAGTCCCACGCGGTCAGCACGTCGGCCGTCGTGTCGATTGGCACTCGGCAAATGCGGCCCGCTTCATCGGCGGCGGCCATCTCCTTGCCCCAATACGCGCCCTGGATCGCGGCATTAAACGAGCATTCAAACTCCTGCTCGTACTGCTCCGGGGTCATCAGCTTGCGCGCGGCGGTCAGTTCCTCGGCGTCCACAAGGCCGGTTTCGGAGGCCCGGAGCAGAACGGAATACCAGTCGGGATCATTCTGTGCGGCCTGCCAAGCCTTGTAGAAGTCGTTATGCCCGCGCGGCGTCCCGATGATGGTCAGGCTGCCTTTGCGGTCGGAAAGCGCAGGACGAATGATCTCCGGGAGAACTCGGGGGCGCATGTCGGCAAATTCATCGAGTACGCAATCATCCAGGTAGATTCCGCGCATTCCGTCGGGATTATCCGCGCCATAAAGCCGAACACGTCCACCGTTGGGGAGATCAACTCGTAGCTCGCTTTCATTGGCTTCCGCTCCTGGAATAGGCCGCGTGAACTCCTTGAGGTAGGACCACGCCACGTCCTTGGCCTGCTTGAACAGAGGCGCGACATAGGCGCAGCGCGGGCTGGGCTTGTCGCAGGTCAGCGCCGACCGGATTAGCTGGTTCACGGTCGCCACGGTCTTGCCCGCCCGGCGATGGGCCACGATCACGCGCCACCGCTTGCTGCTCTCGTGGAACGGCAGGAAGGCTTGGCGCGGGCTGTAGGGGATGACTATGCGCTGGGCTGTAGCCATTGGATCGCCAATAGAACAGGGCCGGTGCCGCCCTCACCCGTCTGCGGCTGCGGAGCCTTGCCGTGGCCGCGCTCGAATATCTCTTTGATTGCCGCCACGCGCGCCGCGTCGCTGTCACTGGTCCGCATGACAACGGCCAGCCGTTCCATAGCTTCAGACGTGTAGGTCTGGGCAAGCGCCTTGATGTCGGCGGTTGCCTTGTTCAGCGAGCCCTTTTTCCGGCCGCCACGTCGCTCGCCGGGCTTTGAGCCGCGAGCCATTGCTATTCTTTGCTATTCTGGACGGCCGAAGCCATGTGCTGATGCTCGGTTGTGGAGCGGTCAGCCTAACCAGTTATCGAGTTGTGATTTACGATGTCAAGCGAATTGATTGTGCCGCCCGTTCCCATTCGTTCTGGACAATCTCATACCCATCATAGCTGGAATAGAGCCCGGCCCCGCATGTGATTGGGCTACTCACGGCGCGCGCCAATCGAATAAACCGGCGCCTTCTCCCAATCTTTAGGCCTGCGGTGTAGCCAAGGCACAGGCGGCGGCGCGTGACCGTCTCGCGGGCGAAGCCTAGATGGTTGGCAATCTCGCCGTCTGAATATCCGGCTCCAGCCATACGGCGGAGCGTGGCGGTGTCGTCTGCGGTCCAAGTTCTGCCGTTCAAGTGCGCCTCCCGTAGCTCCAATTAGGATCGACAAGGATTTCCGGCTGCGGCACGTCGATCACCTCGCCTGTTGCGTCCATGACGACGACCCACATACGGTGGCCGTCAATGCCGCACTCCTTCCAGGCGTAGCACCAGCCGCGCCGGGACTCGTCTCTAACGCCCGGCGGCAGTTCTTCACTGATCACGGTCACAGGGATTGGCGGGTTAAGTTGGAGCATGGATGCGCTTTCCGACGCGATAGATGCGTCCACGGTGGATTTCGCCGCGATAGAAAAAGAATTCCCAGCGCCACTCGCCGGGATATTCCCTCATTGGAGCCCATTGAGCGGGCTGCCAGTCTTCATCGGAGAGGCGTTTGACCCAATACCAGCCTGCGGGTCTGGCGCTCATGCCTTGGCCTCCTCTGCCTCTGTCTGTGAGAGGGCGGCGCGGGCACGGAGAGCGATGCACAATGAGCCGAGCGGTATCTTCGCTGCCGGGCACCATTTTGTCTTCGCTTCTTCCTCAGTCATCTCCGCTTCTCCTGTGGGTGGGTTTGGGTGTCCTGACCTTTGCCTGTGGCTGAGTCGGCGCCATCAGTACGAGAAAGATTGCCTGCCCATTCCAACGCGGCCCGCGCGTCGACAATCACCGAATATGGGGAATCCGCGTTGGCGCGCAGTCTGTCGAGGGCGTAGGCAATTGCCTGCTCATGGGTGGAAAACGGCGGCGGGCAACTGTGCCACTCGCCCGCGTGATTCAAATATTCCCAGCCGTGGCGCGCGTCGTAATGCGCCTTGGCAATTCGTGGCCGCCCCCTCATTGCATCGACTCCTGTGTCGGAATCTCCGTCCAGCATGTCGGCTCCCGCAACTCATCAACGCAGAAACCGGCGTCAGGATGCCATTCGCAGATCGAAGCCATTGCCTGCAGCCCATGCTTCTCAGGGCAATAGACGATGATGGGCCTGTCGCGGGGAGCGGTTGCCATCGGGTGCCAGGGCGGGCTCATGCGTTCCCCATAAAGGTTTTGCTGGCGTTCATTGCATGGCCTCACTTCGCCACTCCGAGAGGATGGGTGCGGTGGCAGTCTCAAGCGCACGCCTTGCCTGCCAAGCCTTCAAAAGCTCGACGGGCAGCAGCGGATTGCGCCCAGAACTGTCTGGCGGTAGCCCCCAAGTCGGCAACCACTTGCCGCGCGCTGGATCGTTGACAGGCAACCACGGGCTGTAGCTATCCAGGCGCGTTGCCCACTTTGCGCTGTCCGGAAGCCGGGAGCGCGGCGGCCCGTCAGGGCTAGCCGACGCGCGCCCGGCGTCAACAATGGTCTCTCCATGAGGATTATCTGAAGGTGAAGGTGGCGGGCATTCTCCGCGCATTGCCCGGCGCATGCGCGGCGCATTGCCCGGAGCATCTGATTGCTCCTTGTTCCACCTCGCCTCAGCCGCCCGCCTCGCCATTTCAGCACGTCGTTCGGCATTGCCTTGAGCATTTGCGAGTTCGTGTTCGACGCGGCCATGGCGCAGCACGCCGTCCTCCAATTCAAAGAAGGCCAGCACGACGCCCTTGATCTTCTTCCAGTGTGCCAAGCTGTCAGCGCAGGCGATGCGCCAGAGTTGGGCGTCATCGGCTGGCAGGGGTGCGCCTGTAACCCAATAGTGCTTCAGGAGCATCAAGTATGCGCCGTGGTGGACTGCGCCAAGGTGGCCGGTGTCCTTGGCGTAGTCGCCCCAGTAGATCGGCATCCAGGTGTCAAACTTGGCCATCTACGCCGCCATATCGTCAAACAGGGTCGCGGCGCTGGCCTCCACGTCGCCAAGAGTGCGGCACGCCTGATTGAAGTATTCGGCCTTCAACTCGACGCCGATGAAACGACGCTTTGCCTTGAGTGAGCAGTAACCCTCGCTGCCGATGCCCATAAACGGGCTCAGCACCACGTCGCCAGGGTTGGACCACATGACCAGCGCCCGGTCGATCACGTCGAGCTGTAGCGGGCACAGGTGGCGCTCGTCGTTGGCGTTGCGCGCGGCCTTGACGTTCAAAACGCGCGTCTGGTTGACGCTCATCCATACCGGCGAGGCCCATTCCTGCCACTGGTCCAGCGGGAAGTTTTCCGGCGTGTGATTGATCGGCTCGGCATTGTCGCCCGGCTTGACGAACGTCAGCAGGTAGTCGGGCATCCCTCCCCGGCTCTTGGCGCTGTCCTTCTGGAGTTGCTTGTAGAGCAGGCCGACGTGCTTCGTGCGCGTCATCTCGACGACCGGGCATTTCCAGATCGTCCGGCGTGAGTGCAGTATCCACCCGGCCTCTTCGTGGATGCGGATGATGTCGCCGCTGAAATCCTTGATGCCAACCGCGCCGTCCTTCCACTTCGTGAGCGGCAGATCGGAGCAATGCACCGCAGTCAGGCGCCCTGGCTTGGTCACGCGCAGCTTCTCGCGGACCAGGAACGCATACTGGTCGCGGAACTGCTCATCGGTGCTGTTGCCCATGTCGCTGATCGATTCGGAGTAGACGAACAGGGAGCCGAACGGCGGCGAGTAAACCGAAAATCCTACGCTGTTGTCCGGCAACTGGCCGACCACGTCGACACAATCACCATGATACGCGGCGAACCTGTCGCCGTGCTTCTCGTTTAGGCAGCGGATCGTAGCCATGTCGGTGTCCTCCCCTCATGTTTCGGCAGATATTCGACCATGCGGCGCGTGGCCTGTGTCGTGGCGCGCTTCATCGCGGCGGCCATCGCGCGCTTCATACTGGCGTGTTCGTCGGCCTTGCGGTCGATTACCCGCCCGATCTGATCCTCGCCCTCTGCGACGATGATATGAGCCTCTACGGGCTTCGTCTGGCCGAACCGCCAGCAGCGCCGCACGGCCTGATACCAAGCCTCATAGCTGAAGCTGCGGCCGACAAAGGCCATCCTGGCGCAGTGCTGCCAGTTGAGCCCCATGCCAGCCACGCTGGGCTTCGTGATGATGACGCGGGCCGATCCATCGGCGAACGCCGCGAGGTTCTCTTCCTTGCGCTCGATCTGCATCGATCCCCGAACCTCGATGGCATCGGGGATACGCTCGGCAATCGCGTCGGCCTCATAGTCAGTGTCGCACC